ACAATCTTTAGATGAAGATTCTGCTACAGCACTCCTTAAAGAAAAAGGTTTGTTTGAGCGTTGCTTTGTTATGATGCCCGTGCTTAAAGAAGATGAAGTTATGGCTTGCCTATATGAAGGTCTTATTACAGAAGAAGAAGTTGATAAGATGTTTCCAAAGAAGGTGTCATACGCATTCCTTACTAGCAAGGCGTAACAATGGAAGATCAGGTAGACAAGTTCTTTGGAGGCTTGGATGATTTTTATCCAGGGTCTAAAAAAAAGCGTCGCCCGGTAGAGCCAAATGCTAAGCCAAAGAAATCAAAAGAAGAAAGTTCCTGGGATGTAAATCCACAGGTTAAAAAACTACCTAACGGAAACGTGGTAGAATTATATAGTGCCGGGTCATTGTGCCTAGCACTAGGAAGACCGATAGTTACTCTACGGCTTTGGGAACGAAAAGGTTATATACCACGTGCACCCTATCGCCTAAAGTCAATCATCGTAGATGGAGTAAAGAAGCCAGGATGGCGGATGTATTCCAAAGCAATGATTGAGTCAGCTATTAAGATCTTTCAATCTCGAAACCTCCTCGAGGCTCCGAGAATTGATTGGAATCGTTACCCAGATATGTCAATTGAATTGGCAGAATCTTGGAAAGCAATTCATGATCAAGAATCACACTAATCACCTAGCGTAAAGACCCTTGGGTCTCAGCTATCAGCCAAGTAAAGAGAGGAAGCCATGAGCGCTTCATTAAAAATACAAAAAGATCTACCTAACGTAGATTCATACTCAACTTCACAAGTTGAGGAAGACCTGTTTATTGAGGAAGATGAGAACGAAGTTCCTTCACACTCATCTGTTATTCAATCAGGTTGGGGTGCAGCCAAGAAAGCTGTTGCCAAATCCACAAAAACCTTCGCTACGGATTTCCGTTTTGACGAAGATGTTCAGCTAATCAAATTCATCTCTGATGAACCAATGGTGTTTATGCAGCATTGGATTAATCGTCCTGGTAAGAAATCATTTATCAGCATCGGTGAAGGAGATCCACTAATTGCAGTAGGTAGTAAGCCTGACCAAAAGTTTGCGTTTACTGTTCTTAACCTATCAGATGAAGATCCACAACTCCAACTAATGATTGTAGGAGTTCGTCTATGTGGTCAGCTTGAAAAGCTTGCTTCAAATCCGAAGACAGGCCCACTCAATCGTCCTGACCTCTATTGGGCAGTAAGTAAGACTGGTCAAGGTACCAAGACTTCTTACTCCGTTGTTCCAGTTAAGGAACGAGACCTCGCTGAGGAATGGGAAATTGATCCTATTGCCGCTGCTGAGCTTATCAAAACAATGAAGCCGTTGGGACAAGATTCTCTCCACATGTCCACTAAGGCAGAACTTGCTGAGATTGCTCGTGAGATTGCAGCCAATAATTAATAAAACCCATTAACGATGAGGGGCCCGACTCTACCTCCTTTCTCACGGGCCCCTCTTCAATCAGAGGAGAGCAATGAATATTATTACCACACTAGATAAACTAGAAGATCTTGTTGCCTATTACGGTGAGCAAGATGCTTTTGTTTTTGACGTGGAAACTGTAGGGGATCATCGGGGTGATCCACGCCAAAATATAATCACTTGGATCGCATTGGCCACTGAAGGCCGTGTGGATGTTATTCCTATGGGCCATCCAAACGGAGATTATATTCGTACAGAATATCCATTGCTTCCCTCTGCCCAAGATAGGATTATTAAAGGCTTACCTATCCGTGCTTCAGATTATAGCAAAGATGAGCGCAAAGCCACAAAGATTTTTACAGAGGCACCAGATCAACTAACTCCTGGTGAAGTATTTAAAGCATTAAAACCTTTGTTCTTTAGTGACAAGGTTAAGATCGGACACAACTTAAAGTTTGATCTACAGAGCGTTACTAAGTATCTTGGTGAGCTTCCAGCGCAGCCGTATGCATGTACCCTTAATGCTGCGTTTATTCTTAACACTCAAGATAGACTTAATCTTGGTCTTGATGATTGTTTAAAGCGTGAGTTTGGCTACCACATGGTTAAAGGTGTTGGTAAAGAAGTAGAAGTTTATTCATTTGATGAAGTAGCAACTTACGCCGGTCTTGATGCTGAGTGGACTTGGAAGCTTTGGAATAAGTATGCGGGTAAGTTAGATACCGACAACCTTCGAGGTTTGTTTACTCTTGAGATGGATGTACTTGAGGTCATATGCACCATGGAATTACGTGGTGCAGATATTGATGTCAATGAGTTAGAGAAGCTTAAGGCTAACTTAGAGCTACAGTTAGAAACTACTAAAGCTAATATATATAAGTTTGCTGGCAAGGCTTTTAATATTAATAGTGTTCCAGAAAAACAACGCATTTTATTTTCTAAAAAAACAGATGGTGGACGCGGTCTTAAACCTAAAGTTCTAACACCTGCGGGAGAGAAGCGTATAGAGTCTGGGTCAAACCCTACAGTAGCTGACTTCTCTGTTGCTGAGCCTGCACTTAAAATGTTTGCCGGTAAAGATGCTTTAGTAGATGAGATGTTAAACTACTCTGATCTTAATAAGTTGTTAACAACATATGTTATTCCTTATATGGGCGGAGATATTACTCGCACCTTACTTGGTAAGTCTAAGACTGTTGCTAAGAAGAGTTTGTTGCTTAAGGGTAGGATCCATACAGATTTTATTCAGTACGGTGCAGAGACTGGGCGTTTTTCTAGTCGTAACCCCAACTTACAGAATGTTCCTAACCCCCGTACACTTAACGGTAAAGCTATCCGTAATCTTTTTGTTGCACCAGAAGGCAGCAAACTTGTTGTAGCCGACTACTCACAGATTGAGCCTCGTGTTCTAGCATCCTTTAGTGGGGATAGAATTATGTGCACTTCATATCTTGAAGGTGTGGATATCTATACTACTATTGGAAACACTGTCGGAGTAACTCGTGATGCTGCAAAGACTTTGGTACTTGCCATGATGTATGGTGTTGGCCCAGATAAGATTGCCGATTCAATTGGTGTTTCTGTTAACGAGGCACGCAACCTATTAGATGCCTTTATGGCTAAGTTTCCTTCAGTGGCTAAGTATAAGAAGCAGGTAATTAGCGAGAGCCGTAGACGTGGCCCAGTCCCCTATGCATTAACCTATTTAAACCGCCGTAGATATATCCCAGACCTAAGGTCAAATGTTATGTGGCAACGCTCTAGGGCTGAACGTCAGGCGTTTAACACCGTGATTCAGGGGTCTTCGGCAGATCTTATAAAGCTTGCTATGATTAGGGCACATAAATTGATCCCGGATGAGGCAAGCCTTATTTTGACTATTCATGATGAACTTGTAACAGTTACACCAGATCACTTAGCTGATGAAACTGCTGCAGCAATTCGTGAAGCAATGGAAGGCATCAAAGCGCTTAACATCCCTATGATTGCAGATGTAAAGATTGTTCAACGATGGGGAGAAGCAAAGTAGTGTTCTGGAATAAAAAGAAAGAACGATCACGTAAACGTGTAGAGATTAAGCATCTTCCCCTGCCTGTTTTAATTCGTCAAGTTATATACGACACTATGCTTATGCCAGCAGAAGAAATAGCTTACGCTATGGGTTTACCTCCTATTTCAGATGACGTTGCTGAGATGGAAGAACGAGAAAGCCAAAAACGTTTAGAAAGTTTTTCTAATTTAATTCCGTTTATAGACTCGCATGCTGAGATCACTGCAAAAATAACTGCTGCAGCTTATATGATTGAAGATGAAGAGGAAGATTACGGTGAGTTAGGAAAGCTTGGTATAGAAGATCTTGAGCAGTTAACAAAACTCTTTAGGCTTGTTTCCTTAGCTTCATCTGTATCTTGTGTATCAACATTATTTAATTTAGGACTAATCAAATCATTGGCGGTAAATGATGAGCAATAGTAATTGGTGGGCTAATAAGCTGGGTGGAGCTCCAAACTCTACCCCTACTCCGGCTACAGCCCCTCCTCCAGGAAACGTTTACAGAGCAACTCCTGGTGCTCCTAATACTCAGGTAAGTTATGATCATAATCAAGATCAGTTAGTTACTAAAGCACAGAGTGCCCGTGCATCTGATCGTTGTCCTGCATGTACTTCGGGAAACTATATGTCCCATCCAGGTGGAGGACGTATGCGTTGTTATGACTGTGGTTACCCTATTGTTCAACAAGGTTCCGGTTTAGCTGGGACAGGTACTGGTAGTGGTCCAGTAGTAGCATCAAAGCAACCAAATCAAGGTGGCGGATTTAATCCAACAACAATCGTAGGGAGACTAGAATAATGGCCGTTATTAATTCAGATGCATTAAAGGTTGTAGCAAACATTAATAAGAAACTTGGTGCAGGCACGGTTGTAACTGCCAATCAAGTTAATCTTCCAGACCGAATTCCTTCCGGCTCTCTTACTTTAGACGTAGTTCTTGGTGGAGGTTGGCCAATGAATCGTTGGGTAGAGCTTGTAGGGGAAGCTTCACATGGCAAGACTGCTATTGCTCTACGTACTATTGCTGCTAATCAAAAGAAAAACCCTGAGTTTACTGCTGTATGGATTGCTGCAGAAGATTTTGATCCAGAGTATGCAGAGTTGTGCGGAGTAGATACCGAACGTGTAATTCTTGTAGAAACTAATAGTATGGAGGATGCATTCGATGCCGTTATCCAATTTATGGAAAGCAAGGCTGTTGACATGGTTGTTGTTGATTCTCTCCCCGCTCTCGTTCCTTCAGCGGAAGACGAAAAGCACATGGAAGAATTCACTGTGGGACGTGGAGCCCTCATCACGAACAAGTTCTTCAGAAAAGTAGCGTCAGCTACAAAGCGTGACTTGATTGAATCGGAACGCCCTATCTTGGGCATTATGATTAATCAGTACCGTATGAAGATCGGTGTTATGCATGGAGATCCTCGCACTACCCCAGGTGGTCTTGGTAAAGACTATGCCTATAGTGTACGTTGTGAGGTAAAGCGTGATGATTGGCTAGAAGTTGGTACCGGGCAAGATAAGCGTCGTGTAGGCCAAACTATTCGTGTTCGCACAATTAAAAACAAAACTTATCCGCCACAACAGACTGCCTATCTAGACTTTTACTTTTCAGAGGGTGGGCCTATTGAGGCCGGTAGTTATGATACTGGTAAAGAAATTGTTGCCCTATCTATCCTAAATGGTATTGTAGATCGCCGTGGTGGTTGGATGTACTATGGTGATAGAAAGTGGCAGGGCGCTCAGGCACTTATTGATTCACTTCGTGAAGAGGTAACTCTACGTGAAGAAATTAGCAAAGCAGTTATGGACACTCTCAAGGTAGCCCCAGCATTAATGATGGAAGTACCGGATGAAGAGTGAGGGACAAAAACAATCTCTTAAACATGAAAAACGTTTAGAGAAAGTAGCAGGCGGTAAACGCAGTGCCGCCTCTGGTGCATTTTGGTCTCGTAAAGGGGATGTCAGAAGTGACGATCTTCTTATTGAGCACAAGTGGACTGGGAAGAAGTCAGTGACTATTAAGTCAGATGTACTTCAAAAGATTACAAAAGAAGCAATCTTAGATAGCCGTACTCCGGTTTTAGGTTTGCACCTTGATGGTGAGAATTATGTCGTTCTTTTAGAGGAGGATTTTTTTGAATTACGTAATTCTATAAGAGGTGAATAGTGCGTTACAGCGATGACCCCAGCTGGACTTGGCGATATGAAGCAAAGTGTCAGGGAGAAGATACAGAGATATTTTTTCCACCACGAGACAAAGCTTTATATAAGCCTATAGCTGATAGGGCCAAGGCAATCTGTTGGGGTACAGATGGCAGGCCAGAATGCCCGGTTAGACAGGAGTGTCTAAAGGAGGCTATAATTAATAATGAGCTACATGGAATCTTTGGCGGAATGTCTCACAGAGAACGTAATGCTGCTCAACGCAAGTATGAGAAACAGGGGATCACTCTTGATGAGTGGTTGGGGAAAGAGGGCAGAAAGTATGGCAAAACCTAAGACAATAGCCAGCAAAGATTTAAAGGCATTTCTTAATACGAGTAAGCGAGAGACTCGTTTGATGGGTGCTGTAGAGCGTCACGTCTTATCTAAACCGTTTGATGATCGTGACATGAGTTACATTCATCCTTCAGATATTATTAAAGACGACTGGTGTGCATTAGCGCAATACCATGCTGTAACCGGTAACTATACAGAGACACGTGACAAAACCACAGCTCGACTTGCATCTATCTTTGCAGAAGGCCACACCATCCATGCTAAGTGGCAGGACTGGTTTAAAGAGATGGGCGTTCTTTACGGCAAGTGGGAAGACTCTACTGGAGTTTCTTGGGG